CACCAGAAGGATTTAATTATACTTTAACACAATTAACTAAACATTGTATGCAGTTTAATGGAAATACTATAGTAGGTATTGAAAGTAGAGGTTTTGTGTTTGGGGCACCAATTGCCAGAGACATGGATTTGCCTTTTGTAATGGCTAGGAAGCCTGGCAAGTTACCTAATAAAACTGTAAGCAAAAAGTTTAAGTTGGAATATGGAGAAACAGAATTACATATTCAAGAAATTTCTCCTATAGTAAGTAATGTTGTTATTATAGATGACTTGATTGCTACAGGTGGAACAGCATTAGCCTGTGCTGACTTGATACATGAGAATTGGAAAATACCTAAAAAGAATATTTTAATTTTAGGTGTAATAAACTTGCCCACTTTACAAGGAAGTGCTATAATAAAAGAACAAGGTTATAACGTAGAAACATTAATAGAATTTGAAGGCGAATAAATGAGAAATATTATATTAATTGCATTAGAGCAAGAAGCACCTAATATGGCATCTTGGGATAATGTATTTTTCACAGGTGTTGGCAAAGTCAATGCAGGTATTACTGCTGGTAAACTAATAGAACGATATAAACCAGAAACTGTATTTAATTTTGGTACAGCAGGAGGTGTTAGTGTAGCATCTGGAATACATGAAATTAAAAACTTTGTACAACGTGATATGATGTGTTGTGAACTAGGATTTGCTATAGGGCAAACACCTTTTGAGAAAGGTGTAGTTTTATTGAATGGCGATATAGAAGATATGTGTTGTAGTACAGGAGATAATTTTGTAAATGATATCACTAAAGAAGAAGTAATATCAGACGTAGTAGATATGGAAGCCTATGCAATAGCAAAAGCATGTAAACAAGCAGATGTAAACTTTAGATGTTTTAAATATATTAGTGATAGTGCAGATGAAAATGCAAATGATGACTGGGCAAAAACTGTAGCAGATGGTGAAGAACATTACATAAAAATATTTCAACAGATTGTAGGAGGCTTTTAATGAGTGAGAAACAAGAACATCAAAGCGATAAACTAAAGTTTCAAAAGAAAACTATAAAAGACCAAGCAGATGTAATCAAAGAACAAGAAAAAAGAATTGCTGAACTTATAGCACAACAGGAAAATAAAAATGGCTAAGAAACCTCAGATTCCTTTAGCAGAAGTAATGCGAGCCATAGATAAAAAAGACCGTGGCTGGTATAATAGTCTTACTGCTGAGCAAAAAAAGGCATTTAGTGCCTGGATGATGATGAGGTATGCTAGTTGTGTTAGAGGTACTATGTCGGCAGACTACTTGTATATGGTTAATGAAACTGTGAATAACAGATTTAGTGATGTTAGCAAACACCCTGAATTACAATGGTTACTGTTTACTGTAGCAGGTTGTGGTAAATCACAAAATCACGAATATATAAAACCGCCTAACACAAGAAAGAAGAAAAATAAAGTTTTTAATGCAATGTCTGATATGTTTCCACATTTAAAATCAGACGAAGTAGAACTTATGTTAAATATAAACACAAAAGATGAACTTAAACAGTATGTCAAAGACTCAGGTATGCCAGATAAAGAAATAAAAGAGATATTCAAATAATGGAATGTAAATGGTGCAAGAAATCTTTTAAATCGGAGAAAACTCTGGCAGTTCATATGTGTGTAAAGAAACGAAGATTTGCAGATAAAGATATGAGCCATATAAGGCTAAGTCATCGTGCATTTCAAATGTTTTATGAACTTAATACTAGTGCTAAAGAACCTAAAAGTATAGAAGATTTTATTATGAGTCCTTATTATGAGTCATTTGTTAAGTTTGGCAGAGCATGTCAAGTTAATGAATGGTTAGCACCAGAAAAATTTACAGAATGGTTAATAAAAAATGGTGTTAAATTAAAGCAATGGATATCCGATGCACAATATGATAAGTTTTTGAAAGAGTATGTAAGAAAAGAACCTGGATTAAAAGCATTAGAACGAAGCATTATATATCTTGCAGAATGGAGTGAAGATAATAACACAGGATGGCAAACCTATTTTACAGAAGTAACACCAGCAAGAGCAGTATTTGATTTAAGATCCGGAAAAATTAGTCCATGGATATTATATCTTAGTGAAACAGGTGGTTCTTTATTAGAACGTTTTAATGACGAACAGATAAAAATGATAGATGACATAATAGATCCTCCATTTTGGATGAAACTGTTTAGTAATAATGCAGAAGAGGTCAAAGAAGTTAAGCAAACATGTAAGGAAGCCAACTTATGAAAAAGAAACTAATGGTTAGTGGTGCAAGTTACTCTATGTGTAATTGGGATGAAGTACATTGGGCTGACCAAATAGGCGAAGCCGCAGGTTTTAAAGAAGTTGTGTATGAAGGTGTGCCATGGAGTGATTTTGAAGCAGGCGCTTTTATCACATGTGGGCGTATATTAAATGATAGAAAAATTACACATTTAATTTATACAGGTACATATACTTTTGTTGAGCATTATCAAGAAGAAAAACGATTAACTGCAGAACAAATTATTGATATTGATAGAGAACTGTCTATAAGTATTTCTTCAAGCAATTCGTTTTATGATAAACTTAGAATAGTATTTAATCAGTTTTTACCTACTAAACCTAAAGACCCAACTGTAGCAAGAATGGGTAATAAAAACTGGATAGCACATAGAATGGATATGAAACCTGGAGAAGGACCATATAAAGGAATGGTACCAGACGAAGTACTACTATTAGATGATACTTCTGCTATTAGACCTGTAGATAGGCATGGACAGGTATTTTTAGGTTTAGATGATGAGGAGTTTTATTATACTCCGTTGTACAAGAAATATATGAGAACATTATCTAGTATTAGTTTAGTTAAAACTATTTGTGATGCTAGAGGTGTTAAATGTATATTTTTACCATTCCCATTTACTAATTCTATGATGAATTCGATATTGACAAGAGTACCAGATTTCGCTATAATGCCAATGTGGGATATTATTCCAGAAACATTTGGCTCAATAGCAAAATGGAAAGAACTTAGTAAAGAACGAGGCTGGGTAGGACTAGCATCACATTTTGACCAATGGGGTCATGATGAAGTAGCAAAAGCATTTATAAAAAATAATAAGGAATTTTTAGATGAAAGTTAAAATTATAAGTCACAGTCAAGCACCAATGGAAGATAGTTTACATAAATTATCAGCATTAGACTTAATTGCCTATTGTGCTAGGGTAAGCAATCCCGATAATCAACTAAATACTGAAACTAGTGAAAAACTTGTAAAGTATTTGATAAAACACAAACATTGGTCACCACTTGAAATGGTATCAGCATGTTTGGAAATTGAAACAACAAGAGACATTGCTAGACAGATACTGAGACATAGAAGTTTTAGTTTCCAAGAGTTTAGTCAACGTTATGCAGATCCTACACAGGATTTAGATTTTGAAACTAGACAAGCAAGATTGCAAGATCCTAAAAACAGACAAAACAGCATAGAAGCAGATAACGACGGTTTAGAAATTGAATGGCATAAACGCCAAAGAGATGTAATAAAAGCCGCCACAGACGCATACAGTTGGGCTATAAGCAATGGTATTGCTAAAGAACAAGCAAGAGCAGTACTACCAGAAGGAAATACTGTAAGCCGTATGTATGTAAATGGTACATTGCGTAGTTGGATTCACTATATAGAATTACGTGGTGCTAATGGTACACAAAAAGAGCATATAGATATTGCTCATGCAGTAGCAGATGTTATTGCAAATATTTTTCCACTAGCGGAAGAATATAAGAATAAAGAGATATAACATGGATTTTATTTTTTTTATAATTGGTATATTAATTATGGTAAGCATGATTGTATATGTATTAATATCAGGACTTCCTGCAGGAACAAAAGGTATTACAGATGAGTATACAAGCAAATCAGGTGTTAAACGAACAGCAAAGAAAGAACGTGAAGAACACATAGTATGAAAATAGACTTTGATGTAGATATTGATATGGCGGATAGAGATAAGTTATTAAAACTTATTGAAAATACTCCTGCGAGTATTAAACGTGATGGAGATTTTGAAAAACACAATACAGGTGTATATTTACAACCTGTACCTAAATTTCCGTTAGAAGGCTATAGCACTATAGACCATAAAGAAGCAGAAGAGTTAGGATATTTTAAATTAGATGTTTTAAATAATAACATTTACAAAGATATTGAGAACGAAACACATCTAGATAAATTGTTAGCAACAGAGCCTATGTGGGAATTGTTTGGTCATAAAGAAATAGTAGAACAACTATTCCACATTAACAATCATTTTGAAATAGTACAACAGCATCTACCAACAACTATAGAACAACTTGCTATGATACTTGCAATGATAAGACCTGGTAAACGACATTTGGTTGGAAATAGTTGGGAAATTATAGAAAAAGAAGTTTGGCAAGAAACAGATGGCTACTTCTTTAAAAGGAGTCATGCAATAGGCTATGCTACTGCTATCGTTGTACAATTAAATGCTATAATTGAACAGTTAGAAAGTAATTAGTCGTTGGTTTTCTTAACTAATTGAATACTTCTACGTTTTATTCTTTTCTTAAGTATGTTTTGCATACTTGTAACAGGTCCAAATAAAACCTCTGTTTCTTTTAAAATAAATGTTCTAACACAATGTTTAAAATCTTGCATTTCATGAAATAGAAAAACGTCAATAGGTAACATTCGATTAGATTCCCACCACCATAAATCGCCACATTCCATCATGGTCTTCTTTTCTTCACTATTTCTGCATCGGTCTATATCATAAAAACTTATGATTTGATTATCTTTATTTTGTACTATACCAACATAGTCTTTGCCATTGTACGACATGCCCGTTAAAAATGGGAATTTTTCTTGTAAATTAATCTCGTCAGTCATCTAAGATATTTATAATAGAATAGGATAAATACAATACAAACATGGTAGTAAAATAATGTCTTTTAATGGTAGTCATACAGTATATAACTTGGGAAATCAGTATTTGGACCTAGTTCTGACTACAGAAGGCATAAAAACGGATAATAGACCTATGAATCAAAATAAATTAGTAGTACACAAAGGATTTAATAATAAGTTAAGTTTTTTTGTAAGAAATAGAGATAGAGCATTACAAAACATTAGTGCTAAGACATTGTATGCAACAGTGGTTAACCCTAGTACAAAAAGAAGAGTGATGTTAAAGCCACTTACTTTAGTTAATAGTGGTACAACGGGTGAAGCAAGTTTAGAATTAGTTCCTTCGGACCTAACTGACCTAGCACCTGGATTATATCAAATTGCTATTAGCGAAACAGCAGACAGCGGTGCAACAGAATACCCGTTATATGCAAATCAAAATGATAGAATCATTACAGATTTAGAAGTTAAAAGTAATTTAGAATATGAACCTATTCCTACACAACAAAAAACTACATTTACTCAAACGGCAAATACAGATAATGGCGATGCCGCAAATACTTTTGTATCAAGTGCTATGTTCGGAAACCAAGACAACCTAACAACAGGTAATCATACTATTGCTATGTACCTTACAGGTTTTTCAGGCAATATTCATATACAAGGTAGTGCATTAGAAACTACACCATCATCTGACACTGATTGGTATGATATTAATGTGCAAGGTGACGTAGGTGATCCAGCAATTCCGTACACAACTTTTACAGGAATAGATCCTTTCAATTTTACAGTTAATACAAATTGGGTAAGACTTAAATACTATCCAACAGCAGGCACAGTAGACAAAGTACAGTTAAGAAATTAATTGACTTCTGT